AAGCAAATTTCTTCCATATTGTTAACCTTAATCAGCCATTACTAGTTCACCTAATTCGACATTAATAATTGGGATTTCTTTTAAGTAATTTCTGATTGTACGTTCACTGACATTCATAATTTCAGCTACACGCTTTATATCTGCGCGTCCACTAAATCCATTTTCAGCAGCTGCAATGTTAAATGCATCAACTAATTTTTCTTTACGTGATTCTTTAATTGCATTCCGCTTTTTAGCACTATTATGATTACCCTTAGCTTGCGCCGAATCAAACTCAGCCATAGATAAGAATCCACCTTCATCAACTCTATGAATTGGATAATCGAACCATAGATCCACAGGTTTGAACCGAGGGAATTCACGAAGCGTGCCTTCCATTCGCCAAGCAGTACATTGGCTAACATCAACCGGAGCACCAGCTAATTTGCTTTCATCCAAGTTATCTGCTTCTAGTTCAAGTAGGTCAATTAACGCATCAGGGTCACGAGCGAATACACCGGAACCAGAAGCACGGTCCATAGAACGCTTGGCTGTTTGGTTACCTTTTGAATGATGGTGACAATAAATGACGGCACATTTCAGTTCCGTACATACTTTGTCAAACTGATTGCAGAAATTAGCCATTTGGTCAGCACTGTTTTCATCGCCAGTGATTACCTTGTAAATAGGGTCAATAATAATTGCCTTATAGCCTTTCTTTTCTGCCCTACGGATTAGCTTAGGCGCCAATTGGTCCATAGGTAGAGACTTGCCACGCAAGTTCCAGATAGAAATATTGGCTATGTTAGTAGGCTGTTGGTCTAGTGCTTCATATACGTCCTTAAACCGATGTAAACATGATGCACGGTCAAGTTCTAAGTTAACGTATAATACTTTCCCTTGCGCACAATTGAACCCAAACCAAGGCTTGCCTTCAGCAATTGAAATGCATAATTGAATAAGTGCGAACGATTTACCTGCTTTAGACGGACCAGCGATGAGCATTTTATGGCCTTCACGAAGGATGCCATCGATTAAGCTAGGTGCTAAATCCGGCATATTATCCCATAATGCATCCAATTCTTCAGGTTCTGGGAGATCATCGTTAACAGTAGCAATCCATTCTTCCCACTCTTTAAATGATTCTTTCCCAATATTTGTGGCCATTAAGAATTGAGGTTTACCTGCACGCATGACGCCAGGCATACGAGATAACCGGCTAGGGTTCTTGTTCTGTTTATCAACAGTGAACCCATTCTTTTGGACAATTTTATACAAGAAATCAACACGAGTGCGGTACTCGTTATAATCATTGGCGTCAATATGGACAATAGCGTGGATGCTTTTGCCACCACTGTATACCATAGCTGCAATAGGCAGTTCTAACTGTTCAAGAATCGCCTTTTGTTTGCCAAGTTCCATTTCATCAGATTCAATTAATGCAAATTTGTAAGATGTGACGTTATTATTCTTCACACCTTTACCATCTAGTGCGTTAAATCGAATCCAGGCGCCCGCTTCTTCGTCTAGGGTACCAATTGCATCATCAACTTTCTTATTGGACCTTAGCGCGTCTAATATTTGATTTTGCGTACGGCCAAAACTTCCTTTTGTAGGAGATTTGATTTCATGACCGTCTTTACTATCGATATGCGTGTATACGGTATTTACGTATCCAACATAATCTTCTGGGTCAAATAATATTTCTAAGTATTTGATAAGATCTGCAACACGTTGTTCTTCAGGATAATGCTTTGGAATTTCAATGTCCGCAGATTCTACCCATGTTTTATCAATAATTTTGTATGGATCCGGATTAGCCATCACCATGGCCCCAAATGGGATTGCAGTGTTATCCCATTGTCTACTAGAAGTCCAGCCATTATCCTTTGCCATTTGTGTAATCGTGGCCCCAGTGATTTGCTTACCTGTATAGGAACCGAAAGAATTCCATTTGGCTTCGCATTCACCTGGATGGAATCGTTCACCATCATTAGCAGACCATTCTTCCCATATGAACATTGGATATCCTTCATAGTGAAGTGCAAGGCCTACATTTAGCCATTCTTCGTAGGAACAATCGACAGGGTCGATATACTCCAATACTTCTTTTAAATTTAACTTCTTTTGTTCCATTTGCACTCCTTTATGATGGTTGGTACGTTGCAGGGCTTATGCCTTTAGGAATTCGCCAACCACTAGCGCTAATACGGCTTATCATTTTAGAGGCTTGCATATTGGTCCAAGTCCCCACATTTTTAAAGCCTTTATTTTCTAAGAAACGGATCTGCTTAGGAGTGGATAACCCTTCAGCCTTCCGTTTATGTAATCTATCGATAAGTAACGATGCTTTGCCGGCATCTTCAATCGTATCTGGATTAAGACCAAAGTCTTCGATAGTTTTCTTTTGCTTATCAGTAATGTTGGTAGCTTGCCAGCCAAATGAAGGTGTGTAATGCGTTAAATCTTCAGCTTGAATGGAGAATTCAAACTGTAATGGGTCTACTAATTTCGCCTTTTTCTTACGCATGGCTTCAAGTTCTTTGGCCAATGATGCTTCGCGTTCCTTAAGTACATCATGTTCAGCTTGAGCCTCTGCTTCTTCTAGGCCCATGCTTGATGTTTCTAGTATCTGCGTCATCTTATCTGCTACGTCATCTGACTTTGCAATTAGATGTGCTGGCCTACACAATGAATGCTTTTCATAATGCCATAAGAAATCGAGTACCAATAAATGGTCTTTTCCTTCGCATAATCTAGTACCACGGCCAATCATTTGCGTGTATAACGCTCTTGATTTTGTTGGCCGTAGTACGATTACGCAATCAACACTAGGGCAGTCCCAACCTTCCGTTAATAGCATTGAGTTACAAAGCACGTTGTATTTACCGTTGGCAAAATCCTCTGTGATTTCGTTTCTGTTTTCACTATTACCATTTACTTCAGCTGCATTGAAACCACGTTCAATGAGCATATTGCAAAACTTTTGGCTAGTCTCGATAAGTGGTAAGAATACGACTATCTTTCGGTCTTTATAGTCGAGTAATGTATCTGCAATTTGTTCCAAATACGGATCCAATACACGGCCTACATCACCGGCTTGAAAATCGCCAGCTGTCATTTTGACATTGGTAAAATCGATATGAAGTGGTAAGGTTTGTACTTGTATCTTTACCAGATATCCACTGCTGATGGCTTCACGTAAGGTATATTCATAAGCCAAGCTATCAAAGGCTTGCCCTAAGTTCTTCATATCCGCTCTATCTGGTGTAGCAGTTACACCAAGAACATTAGCTTCGTCGAAGTAATTTAAAATAGCTTGATAGCTATTAGATAAAGCATGGTGCGCTTCATCAATGATGATCGTGTCAAAGTAGTTTTTGCTAAAAAGAGAAAGTCGACTATCGCGACATAGAGATTGAACAGAACCGACTATGATGCGGTCCCATTTCCCTATGCATGATTGTTCGGCTTTCTCCGTTGCAGTAGTGAGTCCAGATGCTTGCATGATTTTATCTGATGCTTGTTGAAGTAATTCTTCACGATGTGCCAAGATTAATACACGCTTACCTCTTCGAACAGCCTCTTCTGCAATCTTAGCGAAACAGATAGTCTTGCCTTAACCGCACCCCGTTGGTAATACCAACAGGGTACGTCTGTTACCTTTCTCCCACTCTGACCATACGGCATTGACTGCCTCTGTCTGATAGGGTCTAAGTTGCATTAGAAACCTCCAAAGCCTTCATCTGGCTTATAGAATTTAGCGATTTCATTGGCTGTGCCTTCGGTGCCATCGTTCTTTTCATATTTGCGATGCTTAAGTTCAAGGGTACCTGTTTGGCCCATCAATAGATCCGGATTAGCCATAAACTTTTCATTTGGTTTAGCTAAACCAGTGGCGATGAATATATTGGATACTTTCCACATCATGGAGGGAATCCAGTACAATCTTTCAGTGACTTTATTCTTCCCTAAATCACCACCATCGGCTTCTAATGTTACGACTGCTTTTGGTGTGTTGGCCGGAATTTTAGCAGTTGCTACATCTGTGTAACCCTTTTCAACATTGGTGATAATGAAAGGATATTTACCAGGAGGAAGGAGCGTAAACTCCTTAACCTCTGCGACTACTTCAGAATTGAATCCTAATGCTTCTGTTCCCAATTGTTCGAATGTACTGCTCATAATTTGTTACCTCGGTTCTTATTTATTAATAAATTCAACAATTTTGTCCCACATTGGAATAATCCAACCATTCACAAATGCAGGGTCATAATTTCTAAAAGGAGTACCAGCTGGGTATTTACCACGAGCTACTACAACAGACTGTACTTGATCCAATGTAATACCATCCTTGGCCATTAAATCTCTTAATGGTTTAGGAATAGGCGTTTCAACTAATGGAGTATCCGGTTCTTCTTTTACTGCTTTTGCTTTTGTTTTAGCTTTAGGCTCAGCTTTTGGCTTCTCTTGAACCGCTCCAACTTGTTCTTTTGCTGCTTCTGTTACCTCTGGAGGATACTTATTAGCGTCTTCTTTTAGCACTTCTTCAGCTGCAAGAGTTGGTAATACATCTTCTGGAATGACGTGAGCAATTTGGCTGTATTCAAATGGCATCACATCAGGTAATCCATGGCGATTTTTGGCATCCCATGCAGGATTGTGTGTGGCATACATCAACCGCTTGCCATTTATCGCCTTTTTCTTATTCGTAGTTGATGTGATGATTTCGTTTTTGTAATTGGCAAATAGCACCATGTCGGCCCATTCTTTAATAAGTGGCGATGTTTGGCTACCTGTTTTCTTACCGAGCTTTAATTCAAAGCGATCATAGGCGCCCAGCTCATCAGGTTGTTCAAATTTTCTGATTTGAGCATGTGCTGTAAGAACTACGTTCATACCCGCATCAATCACTTCATCAAGTAGATTTAAGAAACGTCCCATTTCCTCACGAACGAACACATATCCATTACCATATCCGAAGTCTTCAATGCCTGCTTTATTGTGCTTATTACAGATATATTCAACACATAACTGTTCAGCCCAATCGATAGTATCGATGACTAATGTGCGATATAGCCCTGGCATCATAGCGAATTCTTTCACATAAGAAATTAGCATTTGCCATGATGTAGGTTTATCAGTACGAGCCACATCTAAGTGGTCCGTACTACCTTCCGTATCAATAAATACAGGTGATGGGAATTGACTTGCAAATGTTGTTTTACCAATCCCTTCTACACCATAAATCACAACTTTTTGAGCGCGTTTACGTTTACCGGTTATAATGTTCATTACCATTCACTCCAATCTTCTGAAACTGTAGTATCTGTTGCAGGTGCTTCGACTTTAGGCTCTACCTTTGCTTTAGGTTTAGCTTTAGTCTTTGTCTTAGCCGTTCCTGTTGTGCTGAATTCTTCGCCTTTAATGTGGCCATCTTCGATGATGATAGAGCATTCATCCTCGTTATTAGTAACGCGTGTAGCAATCACTTGTAAGCCTTCTTGCTCTAACCATTCTCCGAACTCTTTCATCGTATCGACGTCCATTTGTTCCATTTTGTCCATAAGAACAAATCCACATTTAGGATTAAGAGCTCGCACGATAGCAGTGGCTACTTTTAGTTGTTCAGCACCGCTCATGCAGTCCCATTGGCGATCATTGTAGATGAGGACACCATCTTGAATGGATAGACCAGGTAGAGGCATATCAACAGATTCAAGAAGCTTATTTTTGCGTTCACGAATGTCCTTGATGGTTTCCGTGAGTTCTTCATATTCTTGACTGAAGTCTGCTGCTTCTTGTAATGCACGTTGACGTTCTTGATTAGCACGGACCTTAGTATTGATTTCATCAACAGATCTGATTTGTTCCTCAAGTTCTGCCGTGGATTCATCCTCTAAGTCTTGCGCAGCAGTTGTCGCGATATTGTAATCTTCTGCCAACTGCGTTTGCTTTTCCATTAATTCATCAAGTTTCGCCTGGTATTCATCAATACGATTAGCTACTGTCTGCATTTCAGTTTGGATGGCCAATACTTGGTTACGTTTTTGCTTATTTTCTTCATTTTTAAGCAAAATGCTTTGTTGTTGCTGAATGAGTTCAGAAGCACTCACCAGTTCATTAGGCGCATCATCATAGGCAGGCAACTCTTTTGCATATTTGTCTTTCTGAGTGGCTATTTGCCCTATAGAATGACGTTTTGAGTAGACCTCTTGGTATTCACCCTCGAGTTTCTTTAACTCGTCTTCTACGCCCAATAATTGAAGTAATTCTTGTGCCTTTTCTTTGTCGCTCATCTCCATGAACTTTGGTAAGTCCAAAGCGAGCTGACCAATGAAGGAATCTAAAATCTTTTGGCCAGACTTCTTACCTTCCGGATCTAATACTTTTAGCGTGCTATTTGCACCAGTTCGAGTGACCACTAAGCCATTGGATAACTTTACTTCTAAGCGTGGTGGATTATAACTGCCTTCACGTTGTGCCGTTGATGGCTCGAACTTAGCACCACCAAGCGCCCAGGCGATGGAGTCAAGAATGGAGGTTTTACCCTGTCCATTCTTGCCACCGATTACAGTGAGACCATTTGTTGTTGGCTCATATGAAACGGCTTTAACGCGTTTCACGTTTTCTAATTCAAATGAATTAATTTTGATTGTATCCATAAGTCCTCCTAGGATAAGTCCTTTTTAACATTTGTATATACAGGCGGTTTATTTACGAATTCCATATTAGCTATGGATAATGCTGTGATGAATTCTATTGGATGTTTAGAGTGATTTCTGGCCATGCATATGCATCCTGCCGATAACATAGCAATTACAATATTTTCATCTTTAATATTTGTATTCGCTTTTACTCCGCACAATTGACCTTCGGTATATTCGATGGTAAGATTTAGCTTTTTTACTTCCATAGCTCCACCTTAGATCCCTTTTTGCGCGTTTACTTCTTCAACTAATTGATTTACGAGTGCTTCAAGTTTGCTAATTCTACTTTGTGCATCCTTAGCTTCTTGAATGTAATCAGAACCTTTGCCAGTCTTTAATGAGAGGCTTAGATTATATTGATTTTCAGCACCTAGGGTAGCGCCTACGCCAATCATCAAGCGTTCGTTTGGGCGGATAAACGCTCCAAGCGCTACTGCGTTACTATTGCGGTAGTGGCCATAGCTAACTGCGTAGCTCACCTTGTCATTTCTGTTGAAATCCAAAGGATGGAGCCCAGCCAATGCAGCCGAACTTGCACCTAATTTATTTAGACGTGCATTGGTTTGGTTAATTTGAGCCATGCCTACTTGGTTTTGCGCTCTTAATTGACGCATATTAACCGCATCAGTATCTGCCACACCGTCAGCTATGTCATGCAGTTGTTGTCCACCTGCAGTAATGTTTTGAGTTGTAAACTCTACATGTTTACCATTACTGTCGGCAGTCATGCCATTCATTGTGTAGCTTGCTGTATCTAATGTATTTGTATTTTCTAATTTCAAACCATCATGGGTTACAGCTGCGTTTGTATCACCATTAAAGAAATGAGCCTTTTCTTTATTTACAACACTACGAACAGTATCTACATTTGTTCCAAAGTTAACAGAGTTCATGTCATGTAAATCTTTGTTTACATTCACGGAAAATTCCATGCCACCGTTTAGGTTGGTTGTTTGAGATACTGTTGTATTATTACCGTCACCTACTGTAGTGAAATTCAATGAGTTAATGACTGCATTTAATTGGCTACCATTCACCGCATCAGTAGATGTGGAATCAATACGACCTGCAGCTACATTTGTAATAGTCCGTTTATAATTCATTACACCGCTCATACCTGCTTTATTTGTAGTGCCAACAGAAACAGTACTATCAGCTACACCACCGGCGAAGTCAAATTTCTTGCCATTGATGTAAATATGATCTGTGCTAACAGCAGTATCAGAAGTAGAATTTGTGCCAAGAGCTACTGCATTAGGAGTATCGGCTAATGTATTATTGCCAATCGCTAAAGCGTCGATAGCTCCGGATTGTGCATGAGTACCTACGGCAATAGCGCCTTGGCCTTTAGTCTTAGAGTTGGAACCAAAGATAAGTTGCTCTTTAGAGTTGTCGAGCACTTGGTTGTTGTAACCAACCACAACGCCGTGACCGCTGTCCACGGCGCCATTGTTGGAGCCAATAACTGTGGCATTCTCTGCATTGACCGTGTTAGTCCGGCCAATGACTACAGTGGACTCGCCGTTTGCGTAGGCACCATTGCCGATGGCAATAGTGTCATATGCGGTTGTTCTAGCCTGTGAACCAATCGCTACCGTGTACTCTATGAGAGCTTCGGCATGGGACCCGTAAGCGAAGCTGTTCCGCCCCATCGCTTTGGAGTCATTCCCGCCAGCGAAAGAGTTGGTGCCGTTAGCCACATTATTCTCACCGAAAGCTACGGCATTATTTCCGCCTACGGTATTTTGATAGCCGACAACGCCAATGCTTTTAGCGCCGTTAGTAACTACGTTATCTGTGCCACCGATGAAATTGTTATCGGCTGCAAATACGTTTACTGTCAAAGATGCGATTGTTGCTGTCATCAATAATGTCTTATTCATTGTGTTTATCTCCTATATTTTGTACAATACAGGTAGAGTATTTTGCAGATTACTCTACCAAGTCCGCTATGGTTTCCTACGCCATTTCTTAGCGGACTTTTCTTTTTTCATAAAACTTTACTTCTCTGTACCAATAATTACTGAGAATTAATAATGTGAATCCTAATAGAATTTGAAGTGTTGCTGTATAGAAATCTATTCTGTCAATTTCTATAGAACCGATAGTTCCAGCTATCATGAAAAATGCAACTACTCTCAACGCCCATACTAGCTTAATCATGCTTATATCCTTTCCATACTCTGTACAACTCACTAATATCTTTATCTTCCAACTCATCTACTAATTTATTAGCTAATTTGTCGGCCTCACGATGTGCAATTTCATTGCCGTATTCGTAAGAGTTTGTTGCATCTGGACATTGGTATCTTGTGTAATACTCGTTGTCATATTCTGCTTTATAAATTTCATCAAGCAGTCTTTTATGAAGAGCATCGGCTACAGGTCTATAAGCACCGCTATCCCACTTAATCGCATTTCCTATGAATGTACGAGCAGATTTTACAATCTTATCTGTCAATACTTCACATTCTGTTATGTCGGCTACGTGCGATTTAGCCATTCGTAAGAATTCTCCGTATATGTTCATTTGTACCCTTTCTATTCCCCAATTCGTGCCTGGCATCGTTTCGCTAGCCAAGCATTAAATGATTCAACGTGGATAAGGCGCTTGCCTCCGCGTTTCCCAATCTTCATTGACGGGAAGTCAAAGTCTTGTGCCCATTCACGAATAACAGTTTCTGGAACGCTTGCAAGTTCTGCAGCTTCCGCTACTGTAATGCAGAACTTATTCATAACTACCTCCTATATTTAACTGATAATCTTTTAATAATCATGTTTACCCCCTAGATTTGTAATGCTGTAATCACAGCAACAATAATAATGAATACACTAATTGCAGCAGTTAGACCGATTGCTAATAGCCACAAACACAGGCTAATTGCTGCGTTGATATCATTCTTTGTTTGTTTTGTCATATCCTCACTCCGTAACGGTTAAACCGTAAACGACTATAAAAAAATAATATCATCATAGGCTACATTGAAGACCTCTTGTATCTTTTTGATATGAGGAACATCTGGAAATGAGCGTTTGCGCTCCCAGTTTCCCCATGTATCAACAGATACTCCAACATGCGTTGCTGCAGTTACTTGAGACCAATTTCTTGATGCTCGTAGCATCTTTAGAGTGTACTTCATAAGCTTCCTCCTTTCTGTTATGTAGTTCCTGTTTACAGTTATCATTGTAGTACGGATAAACCGTAATGTCCATAAATTAAACATAAATTATTGTAAAATTTCCGTAAATTAT